TCTTGAGTTGACCCCAGCGAGTTAATAGTTTTTCGCGCTTTGGTATTTCAAGCGGAGTGTTTCTTGGTGCCTGAGTCTTTATCTTCGCCATTTAACCACCCAATAGAGATTTTCTTCCAAGTGCTAGACTTGCTGGATCAATGCCCATACCTTCTGTAAGCATGGTTGAGCCGCCGCCTTGACCGGCTGCCGCTTGTTGAGTGCCGGATGCTTGGCTAGATGCAGCAGCATTCTGCTTTACCTGGCTTTGATCGATGACTGGTGGTGGTGGTACATATGGGGGTGGGGATGGTGGATTGCACATAATAATTCTCCTTTAAGTTAACCGCCAAGTAGCGTTTTCTTTCCAAGTTCCAAGGTTACTGGATCGACTCCAACTCCCTCTGTAAGCATTGTTCCTTGGCCAGCAACCATCTGCTCTTGCTTTGTCCTAGAGGTTGTAGTGGCCGCCGATGCATTCTGCTTTACCTGAGTCTGGTCAACTACTGGAGGAGTAACTGGCATTGCTGGCATTGATGCTCCACCGAAACACATATTATTCTCCCGCGAAATTAAATAACATCGAGTGCGAGTAATGCTTGAAACCCATTCTCTCCCACAACTTTGCCGTTCTTAAATCAGTTACCGCACTTGCGTAGTATCTCTTGACCCCGCGAGATCTCATCTCATCTAGTCCAAACTTTATCAGCTTCTTGCCGATACCATTTCTACAATCTTTCGATACAAATAGACCGACTTCTGAACCAACAAGGTCTTGGTTCTGCATATCCAATGTGATGTAAATGTTAAAATACCCGATAGGTTTATCATCATCATTCCTCGCAACTATTGATATCATTGCACCTGCATTCGCGACCCTCTTATACTCTCCAAGCCTTGGATTGTATGGAGGCAGGTCAACTCCAATCCCCTTTAACCTGTCGCACATTTCAATGTAATGCTCTTGGTACAGTTCTTTTAATTCTTCGTACTTCTCGTCAGCATCTTCCAACGCAATCGTTTGCATTAACTTCCTAGTAGGCTGGTCTTTTTACCTAAACTTAATTTCTCTTGTGGGATTCCAAGTTGGCCAGTGAGCATTGTCTCTCCAACCCCCTGGGAAGCGGCCATCTTCTCTTTATCTAGAATGCCCGTATCAGGAGCCTTTTGATTTGCTTTGTTAGTTGCCTCTTCTGCCAGTTTCATCTGTGCTTTTTGTTGGGCAAGTTGAGCATCTTGTGCTTGTTGTTGCATAGCCATCTGCTTTTTCTGTTGAGCATTGGCTTGTTGCCCAGCATAAATAGAATACCCAGCCATTATCGCACCAAGAGATAAAGCGGCTATAACACCCGCTTCCAACGTCATTCCCTTTCTTCCGCATCGCGGTCTAAAAGCTTGCTCCGGCAGCATTGTGAAGTGGTCGTATCTCATTAAATCCCCTGCATTATTTAAGAAGGTAACTCTAAGTTTCTTCTTGTTTGCAATTTCTCATGCTCAACGGTCATTTCTATTTCAGCTTCATCTACTGTGCTTGCATTACTTTTAAACACAGATGTCCAATATGTATCTTGATGCGCCAATCCAACCCTCTTCTTCCCGCTTAACGCCCGGATAACATGGTATCCAGTAAGCCTAACCGACCGATCGTCGGTAGTAACAGTAATGTCTCCAGAGCTTATGCATACAGAATCATTACTCATTGCAGCGCCAATTACTGCCACTCCAGCCGGTATCATTATAGTTCTTGCATACATACCGGAGTGAATTAGACTTGTTGTCTCTATTTCAATCTGTGGAAACTTTAATGCTTCTGATTCAAAATCTATAATTCTTTCTTGTGAAGGAGCAATCCCACTTAACAATTCTATCGAATTAGCTTTTATATTTACATGGTTCGATTTAGTTACGGATACTTGATTCTTCTTTTTGGTACGGGTCATATTCCTTCCTTCCCTTGTAATTTCCCAGTTCCATCACAATGTGCCGCTTCGGAGTGTCCATCAATGCTAGTACATAGGCTGATGCGTAATCAGGTGACCGACCGATCTTCTCAATGATCTCCTCCCTGCTTGATACATAAACCGTACTTCCAACCAGCTTCCATGTTGGAGCAGCCAGATCAGCCAGCAAGCCGGAGTCTGGTGGTAGACATATCCCAGTATTGTTTGCCGGGTCTAGAGCCTCTCGCATCCTCCAGTAGAGTTCTGAACGCTGGTTCTTGAACCGCAGTCTTCCAGACTTATCCAATCCCAAGGCAGACTCCGACACATTAACACCAATGACTTGAAGTCTCGACTCAGATAAGAAATCGTATGGACTGGCACCCACTCCGATCACATCGATATGAATCACGCATCGATCTCTCATTGCTCCGACTACTAGACCGGCAACTGTTGGCCCGTCAGGAGTTGCAGATCCAGGATAGACCATTGGAACATCGAACCACATTCCGTGCCTTCGAGCCAGTAGAGTCTTATCCTTCCCCGCTCTAGCCACATCGACCCCAATCGAGTCCATTGGAGCAAGCTTCTCCGGCCTCCTCCACCGCTTCATGGCTTGATCGATCCATTCTGTGGGGATCACTTGCCATGGGTTGTCTTCAATGCCGGCCTGGAAGTCACCATTCAGCATCTGAGATCGTAGCGGTTCTGGCAATGACTGCAACTGCGCCATGTATCCAGTGTTCAATAGGTATGGATTGTCACCGATTCTGGACGGAACGAATGTTCTGGACTGTGGAGTTATGCGCTCTTCATCCAAGTCGAATGGCTCGCCGCTTACGACCTCAAGATCCTTGCCGCCAACGGTTGCATACCACCGGAGTTCACCAGGCTTGGCCGGATTTGGGTGAGTCTTGTCTAACCATGGAGCAAAGTATCGAGTGATCCACCGGCCGCCGGCAGTGGTTGGAGGGTTGAATGTAAGCAGTGCCTGGCACGATTGGTTTGGTTTGGTGGTCCGTAACCATCCCATCACATACCTGACCTGATCCTCCCTCATGTTCGCGGCTTCATCGAATACCAGGAAATCGTGAGGTCTACCCTGATATTTCTTCTCATCGCCAGGGTTTGGGAAGGAGCAGAACTCTACCTGGACCCGTTGGCCATCAGGCCTAGTAAGTCTCCAGATATTGTCCTTTCCGTTAAATCCTATTCTATTGCCCAGCAGATCTGTGAAGCGGTCGATCACCCCGGTTAATTCGGTGCCGTTCATGCGGAAGATGCCAACTGTTTGGTGTTTGGTGAGAGACTTTCCTACCGCTAGATCCGTCTTCCCTCCACCGGCTGCGCCACCGTAACCAATAATGTCAGCCTTAGAGTGGTATGCCATGGACTGCGGGCCAGGCAGCGGTCTCCATACAACAGTGTCCGTTTGAAGCAACTGGTCCAGTTCAGCCAGTTCTTCCGGAGTTAGAAACCTTAGAATATCTGGATCAATCTTGATCAAGCTTCGACCTTTCGACTGCTTCGTTGATGATCTTGGCAGCCTGTGCTGCGCGTTCGTTGTTGGTCAATGGATTGAGAGGGGCATCTTCATCACCAGCAAGGATCGTCCGGTCACCGTAGACCTTCGGCAATTGCTTGGAGAGTATCCATTTCCGGGTATCAACCCTCAATCTCTGGTGCTGGACCCCGGCGTTATCGATCCTCCCGTCAGCCAGCTTAACAGGCTCTTGATCGGCGATATTCAATGTGTCATCAGCCATAACCTCAAGCCCCACTTGGCGAGAGTGGGCGTACTGAAGACGAAATTCTATGTTCGCATTACTTGCTAACCATTTTATAACTTGTCCAACGTGAGGGAAATCATCGTCCCGGCAGATTGATCGTAAGCTTTCACCGGTCTCCATGCGCTCACAGATTCGGTTACCCATCTCTTCAGTGAAGCTTGATGGCCTACCGACTGGATTCTTCCCTTCGGATTTTTCTTTAGTTGTCATGGTATTTTCTTGAAGTGATCTATTGATTGCGACCTGCGGGTGTAGTTGCAAATCTTTTGGACTCCCGCCACGGATATTGAATAACGTCTGGCAATTTCTGAGTAACTTAACCCCAGATCCTCTCTGAGGTCTCGGATGTGATCGATGTCATCATTACTCAATTTGGAATTATGATGATCCTGGCCAATTCTCCAGCCGAACTCGTTCACTGCTACATATTTACCAGGCTTATCACCCAAGATGGGGGGCATTGCTTATTAATTTGATTGCCCAAATCAATTCTGGAGGTGCGATACGGTTTCCCATAAGCCATTCCCGCCGTACGAACATGAGTACAGCTTCATTTTACACTGTTGAATTCATTACACAAGGCAGATAGCACTATAGATTCAGACCTGATTTTGATGCTCGAATCTATAGTTACAGTTTTGTCCGACAGAATGTCTCAAGGTAATTTGTACTTTTCCCTGCAATATGAACAAGCTCCCTCGATTAACCTACCGCTCCACTCCCCGCAAATGTCGCAGTCACCGGCCCGTCCAGGTCTCAAGGGTTTTCTTGCCGCCCTCAGTGCGTAATCGAGATCCTTTTCCATCTGTTCGTTACCTAAATCAGCTTCATCGCTCATCATCCAGTCCTTTTATAAGTTGAGTGTATTTAATCTTAATCTCCTTCAACTCTTGGATGGACCAGTATTTTGATTGGTGGACCCCTTCCAGAAATTCTAACCGTTCAGCACCGATCCTCCTCAATAACTCCTGGCGGTACGGGACGATATTACCATGCAGATGGCAGTTGCACGGCTGACACTGAAGGTGGACATTGTCCGGGTGGAATCTGAGAGATGATCTGGTGGAGGTCGGGAGATAATGTCCCGCATGGTTCTGGCCACCGTGGAAGCGATTACACGAGATGCAGGGCAACTCCCTATCTCTGACCCTAATCCACTTATTAAACGCAACCTGGGCCTCTTTGAGCCATGCCCTGCGGTCTTTATCTTTAATAGCTGCTCGTGCTTTACGAATCTCCGCGTTCTTTTCCTTCTTTTCTTTGTTTTCTTTCTTCTGTCGGTTGATTAGATTCAACTCGATAGCGCAGCCAAAATCACAAACTGCTTGCGTGGTGGCGCGGGGGGAAAATTCAGTTTTGCAAATTACGCATCGTTTGCTTTTTACAGCTTTAGACTTATTGCCTTTCATACTTCCCTGGAATGGAGTATTTCTTGGCGCCAGCAACGCAGTCAGGGCAGATCTTGCGGGTGACCTTGCCCCACTTGTTAAGCTTGGTTGCCCATAGCGGAGGGTTACTATAGTCTTTTGTTCTCCGGCATTGCATACAATACTTGGTCATGCCGGGTTCTCGGGAATGTTTTTCATATATTAGAAGCCTTCATTTCTATTCGTGCAGTCGCTTCTAACGTCTGCCAAACAGAAACTTTACACTGGGCTGCGATCATCATCCACCTCATCGTTTCGTATTCCTCGATGGCAACACGGATCGCGGCCAAGTGATCCTGGTACTCTTCATGAGCATAAGCGAAAGCCTCCTTCGCAGACTCAGTCTTTAGATCTGACTGATTCATAAGAATACTCTTCTTTGATTTACGGAACTCTTGGAGATAAATCACATTCGCCTTACACCTCCCATACTCCTCCGCGTTGTCCCGAAGATAGTCGAGTGCCTTGAACGGGCTTATTTCGTCTTTCATTTTTAACCTCTTTTGTTTTGACTGCTGTGTATTGAAAGGAAGGAGGGTAGACTCTTGATCTATCCCCCTTCTTCTTTGGCAATGGGTCGGGATGAACCGTTATAACCGACTCCGACACGATTTCAAACTTACGACCATGCCAGTGAATCAACTCGTTCGTCCTACGATCATGTTGAGACAGTGGTCCTCGACCCTTTCCTTGTCTATGTCACCCCATTTCTCACGTTTAAAAATAGTATTCATGTATTCTTCGACTAGCTGTGGCTTAGACTTCCCCCTCACCCTGGTGTTAGGACTCCAGGTCCCAAGCTTATTCAGAAAAGCGATCTCGTGGCTTGTTACCCATGCGAAATTTTCAGAGGCCATTTTATACTCCAGTTGTTTTGATTGATTTAATTGTGGCTCTGATATTTGTAGATACATAATCCTTACGCTTATCCACAGTATCAAGACCCATTTTTTGATTCCACTTCAACGCCTCGCTTGTATGAAAGTTCTCATAATGCTCCCTGCATACATTTGATTTGTTAACTACAAGTATTGCACTTCCCCTGCACGATCCAACAGAGCAATTAACAAACGGCCTGCTCTCCGGCTCACTTCCTCTTTGATTGTATAACATCATTTAACCTCACTCGTAATAGTCTAAGATCATCAATTACTTCCACTCCTTCCCGTCTTGCCCTTTCGTGCGTTGCTTCTTCTGTGTCGTACCAGTTCACATGAGGGCCTCTTAACTTTAACTCTGGCACCGTGGCAAGCCAGTCCGCACTAAAACCGGCCCACCCCTGCTCAACACAAATCTTTATACCAGCGTTCATTGTAAGACCTGCACCAACAATCTTTTTGGATATCGACTCGAATGCTGTTGGAGTTAAAGGAAGCCTCTTGATCTTTCTTATTGATAACCAGTCTTTTGCTATTTGATTTTCTACTCCCGCATTGAGAAGCATCGATAGATGCGTATGTATCTTTTCAGGAATCAATGAATCAGGAATCAATGAATCAGGGCGTTTCGCTTTCGTTAAATCAGCGGTATCTAACGGTGGAATAACCGTTATTCCTTTAACTCCATGATCTACTTCAGAAAAACCAGGCAGCACGCTATCCTTCTCAGTGTTATGTGGAGACTGATGCTTGCTGAAATTCACCACTTGAATTATGGCTTGACCAGATACAGAGTACCTCCGGATGAACCCAGTGCGTTCAAGTTCCGTTAGATAACCGTTAATGTCTATATTTTCACGGTACGGGAACGTTTCGGCCCTTACCCTCAATGGTCTATCTTCGAGCCTTCCTTGCTTGTCAGCCAGAGTCCACAGCGATATAAATAAAATCGTTATAAGCGGGTCCATGGTGCCTAGCAACTCATTCTTAAAAATGCTTGGTTTTATATTCCTAGCGCGCGCCATTTCGCACCTCGATACATAATTTAATAAAATCGTCTATGTTATTTTTAGCTATGATATGGACCACCATTTTGCCTAACTCAAAACTTTCTTGAGAAATACATAGGGATCCGCTTTCAGAAATATAAACTTCAGTTTCGCTTTGTGACTGTATTTGCTTGATTGTATCTATCATAATTAATATCCTTTGTGATGGGAGCCGGGAGCAACCCGACAAACGATAGCCGCAACGGAGCATAGGCGTTTCGCCCTGGTCCCATCATAAAAGATACTAGTTATTTGCATTTGGTACTCCGTTGACTGCCCAGTTTGCGAATCCAGGCAGGGGTGATTATATCAGTATTTTGCTTTGATAAGGAAAGCTTTGCTGACTCGGATGCTTTCTCCAAACCGGTTCTTAACATACACCCGCAAGCCTCGGTCTATGATATGGCCATCAGCCTGCAACTCTGACAACCGGCGGCTCAACTCAAAGATTCCGAGCTTCTCATAGGCCTGGATGCGAGTGACACTGCCGCGCTTCTTTAACCATTCTAATAACCTAAATTTCTGTGATTTCATTTCAGTCTCCAATTTTGAGGGATAGGTATTCTGACAGCCCTCATTCTTAATAAAACAACATTGACCTGACTAGCAGTCAATACGTCCGGGAAACGCTGGATACTGTTTCTGTGACTATATCCAAGCTTTGTTGCCGCCCTTTCTGCGGTTCCCCCCAACAATTCTATAAGGTCTTTTTTGTTCATCCCACATTATAGGCACAACAATTGTACAGTTGCAAGTGATTTATTCATGCACAATGGTGTTGCAATTCGTTTGGTTCTGATATATGATTTGGTTGTGGTCGCAGCAAACAACTTAACTGGAGATATAAATGAGCAAATACGACAAATACGGAAGTGATCTTAACAAGTGGGTGCCGGAGTTCGACCCCGTCCCATTCTTACTGATCGCCGTGATAGTCCTGACACTGGCACTCGTTTCATCAATCGATAATTGCGGAGTTTAAAATGATTTTAAAAGACATCATCGAGCAGCAAGTAACTCAGTACCAGCTCGGAGTTGCTAGAAGTATTCTGAGTTTCAACAGCATCAAAGACCCAGCGACTCGCGAAGCTTTGCTGAAGTCGTATCGCGCAATTATTGAGAGGGCAGATGACCAGCAGGAGGAACGTCAACGTACCTACGCATCAAAAAGTGAAGATAGCTCACTGGACGAGATCCTGGACGATCCTAGACGTGGTCAGGCAGCATCTATAAACAAAGGAGATTATTAAAATGACACCAAGTGAACTGAAGCGGAATGTTGAGCAAAGTGGATTGGGTGAGTTTTTCTTTACTCGTAAAACGATGGGGTTCTTTGGGGATACCATGGCCAACTACGGAGTGCGGGATGCCGGAGATAGCTGGGAGTTGCGCCGGAAGAAGCCCGTTAGGTACGGATTGCAGTCCTCTCACTTTTTTAAAAAGTTAACATTTGAGCATTTTGTAAAATAAACGGAGAAATAACATGAACATTTATCAGAAAATTAACGAAGTCCGCAAGGCGATTGACTACATCAAGAAGGACCGGAGTGTCAGCACTGGAGGTGGCTCGTATCGCGCTGTTAGCCACGATGCCGTGACCGCCATACTCAGGAAGCATCTGGTCGAACAGGGAATCATTTGTGTCCCTACCCTGATCAAATCTGAGACTCACCCAAAGGAAGAGGGGTCAAAGCAATTCCGGTACGATGCCACCTACTCATTCGAGTTTGTGAGCGCCGAGGCCCCAAGCGAGAAAGTGACCATAGTAATCGAAGCTCATGCCATGGACAACGCTGACAAGGCTCCAGGGAAGGCAATCTCGTACGCCAAAAAGTACGCGGTTCTAAAATTGTTTGAAATCGAAACTGGGGAAGATGAGGAGAGCCGGTATCCGGATCTGGAGTTATTGTCAAAAGAGAAGTTCGATCAGTTCTGTGCCAGCATCCGGGCCTGTATCACAACCGATAAAGCTAAGGGTGAGTGGCAGAAAGGGTTGGCGGCTTGCCAAGAACTGGGAGATGTCGGGTCTGCGAATCTTCTGAAGCGGGTGCTTCTTGATCACGCAGAATTTATCGACAAGGCGGCGAAATAATGGACATCCAAGGATCGGATGCCTGGTTCAAGGCCAGGATGGGCCGTGCCACAGCATCATGCTTTTCCGATGTTCTGGCCAAGGGTCAGGGTCTGACTCGCAAAAAGTATATGCTCAAGATTGTGACTGAGCGATTGACCGGCAAGGTGGCTGAATCATTCTCCAACGTCCATACGGACAGGGGGACAGAACAGGAGCCGTTCGCACGGATGGCATACGAGTCCTCGACCGGCAATCTGGTTGAGGAGGTTGGCTTCGTTCCCCACGAATTCATCATGGCTGGCTGTAGCCCTGACGGATTGATTGGGGCAGATGGTGGGTGTGAGATCAAGTCGGTCCTTCCGCATATCCAGATCGAAACGATCCAGGCGGGAGGGTATCCATCAGGTCACCGGGCGCAAGTACAAGGGTGCCTGTGGTTGACCGGGAGGAAGTGGTTTGATTTCTGCTCCTACTCTCCGGATCTGCCGGATAATCTGAACTTGTACGTTTACCGTGTCGAGCGAGATGAGGATTATATTAAGGCTCTGGAGCTTGAAGTGATGATATTTTTACGGGAAGCGGATCAGATGTATCAAAAACTTTTTAACTGGGGGAAATGATGAAATGCAAAAACTTGTTTCAAGCAATCGGTCAGGTTATTCCGAACGAGAAGCCTAAAGTAATTGGCACATTTGCAACGGAAGGAGGGGCAGCAAAAAAAATTCAAGAATTTGTAGATGACCGCCCAGGGAAATCTTGCGGATGGGTTGAGTGCATAGCTGGGGGAAATGATGATTCTTGAGGAGATGTTCGCAGACTGCCCAAGGACCGTACACTGGGCGGTTGAGTACACTAGGGCTAATCCACCGCTGGTATGCGACAGCACCAGGCTCGACCTTGTATTCAACTACCCGGCTCAGATTGCGTATCTGCAACGGATATACCCTGGAAAGGCGGTTAGTAACTTTATTGATAGTGTAGAGGAGAAGAGAGGCCGCAAGAATATATTCTCCAAACACGCCAAAGATATGTCGGAGATGCTGGACCAAGGTAAATCATTGATCCAGATCGCTGAATTTTTCAGCACGGTAAACCATACTTTGAGGTATTATTATTGCCGAAAAGTCATTGATGAGTACCGGTCCGACAACCATCTCCCGCCCAGGGTTCAGAGACCACGCAATGGCCCACAGAAGGAGTTTGTTAGGACCGAGCCAGTAAAGAGCAGAATGCCGGAGATCGAGTTTATGATGAGTAAGATCGATCCCAACACCGGCCAACTGTACCTGGCTCACCGCATATCAGTGTTGTTATGTATGAACCATGGAACAGTAGCATCCTGTGTACGTCAAATCAGAGCATCTAAAAAGGAGAGTAAAAATGGCATCAGTAAATAAATTCATCGGTATCGGCAACTTAACCAAAGACCCGGAAATACGCCACCTACCATCCGGAGAATCTGTAGCCAACTGCTCTATCGCATGTAACGAACAGTGGAAAACCAAGGCCGGAGAAAAACAGGAGCGCGTTGAATTTATCAACGTAACTTTCTACAGAAAGCTTGCTGAAGTTGCGGCCAATTATCTACGGAAGGGATCTAGTGTCTACATTGAAGGTAGGCTCGAAACTAAGAAGTGGACCGACAAGGCCGGAGTTGAACGCTACACCACCGGGATCGTGGCGAGTGAGATGAAGATGCTGGGCAAGGCACCAGAGGCCGGAGAGCGCCAGGCTCCAGTGAAGGCTCAAGCCGCCCATGGGTTTGAAGACATGGACGATGACATACCTTTTAATTAGAACCGTACTATAACCGGCATTCAGTGGGTGCCATGTGCGGTTCCCGAACTAAAGGAGAACGGAATGATTAAAAATAAATGGAAACACCGGTTCAGTCACCATGAAGCGTTGATGATATTCCTGGCCATCACCCCGGTGGTGGTGATCATGGTGATCATAGGTTATCTAATAGGATTGATATTCTAAGGCGTAGGAGAAAGTTGTGATTAAAGCTCATCCATATTGTCAAAAGATTTGCGCCATCTGCAAATTACAAGCAGAGTTATTGTATTGCGTGGCTCCTCGCGCAGTATATTTATGCTGGAAGTGTTGGGGAAATAAATGATTCATTATCACGGTTTGCCCATTAATCCATCAACGGCTGCCGCGCAAGCAATTTCCGGCGGTCATGCTTTTATAAGTTTTCGTGATCCACATCAATTGTCTATAGCGGTTGAAGTTTGCCAAAGTTTTGCGATTGACAATGGAGCATTTTCTGCTTGGCGAAGCGGGGAACCTGTGACCGACTGGAATAGATATTACGAATGGGTGTCAAAGTTACATAGAATTCCTAATTTTGATTTTGCTGTAATTCCTGACGTTATTGATGGAACTGAGGAGATGAATGACGCTCTTATTGATGAGTGGCCGTGGCAAGATGCAAAGAATAAATGGATCGGTTCTCCTGTTTGGCATTTGCATGAGTCTATAGAAAGGCTACAGTCATTGGCTACACTCTGGCCTAGAGTTTGTTTGGGTTCAAGTGGAAATTTCTCTGCAATTGGAAATTCTTTGTGGTGGGGCAGAATCGCTGAAGCTATGAATTCTATATGCGACAAGTCTGGGAATCCAATATGCAAACTACACGGGCTTCGTATGCTCGATCCAGATGTATTTTCAAGACTTCCGTTTGCAAGTGCAGATAGTACGAATATCGCCAAGAATGTAGGTATAGATTCAGCGTGGAAGGGAACATATACACCACCAACAAAAGAGGCTAGGGCGTGGATAATGAGACAGAGAATAGAGAGCAAGCAGTCAATGCCATTCTGGAAACCACAACCGATTCAAGAGTGCTTGCTGAAAAATTATTCATTGCTAGACGGGAATTAAGATTTATGCGCCAAGCGTTGAAATATCAAGAGCATTTATTAACAGGGAAAAGAATTGATGGCGAAAGAAAGCTATACAAAATCTTAATGGAAGCACGAAATAAACATAAAGGATAATATATGACTGAGACTATTAGCCCGTTCGCGTATCTAATAGGATTGATATTCTAAGGAGAACACATGAGTACCAGAGAAGAATTAGAGAAGGCGGTGAAGGATGCAAGCGATGCTTGGTACGCTGCTGATGATGCTAGGGATGCTGCGGAGGTTGAATACAATAATGCTAAGGCTGCTTTGGAGGAAAAGGGTGGTGGGAAGATCGAGGTTTGTCCGGGAGTCACCCTAGATCAGTTTAAGGTCGCGTTGTTAACAGATGACAAGAGTGAAGAGTTCGATAATTGGCGTAAAGAATCCGATGACTGAACTTCTTATCTGGCTGACCCTGGTGACGTTCTACGAATCCAGAGGTGAGCCTGAGCCTTGTCAGGTCAAGGTAGCGCAGGTTACATTGAACCGCATGGGTCCGGATGGCGATATAGCCAAGGTGGTCCTGGCCCCGGCGCAGTTCTCGTGGGTGCCAGAGAAGATGAATGGAGGAGTTCTTAAATCTGAGTATCGGCCCAACGTGAAGAGTAAAGAGTGGCTACAGGCAGAGCGATCAGCCAGGATTGCTATCTACGGTAATGGGAAGTTCGAGGCTACGCACTTCCATGCAACGTGGATTGAGAAGCCTAAAAGCTGGAGTAAGTTGAAGCTGGTTACAATCTGCGGTCAACACGCATTCTATAAATAAGCCAGGCGGTTATCTATCGAGGATCAACTGGGTTTCCCGACCAGGACCACGCAAGGCATTTTCGGGATGTCTCCCTAGCCGGGCTTAAACGATATTTTATACCTATCTATATCTCAAAACAGGTATAACTACTTAATTAGCGACTGCTCTTTGACCCATTCCTGGAGACTGGAGAGGGTGGTAGAGTTTTCGTGGCAGATACCGTAATTGGCTGCGACTCTTTCAAGAGCGTCTTGAGAGGTAACGGTTCTCTCATCAGAATCTCTGGAGGTGTCGGGAAGTTCATTGTTCGCGGCGCTGTCGTGGAGCAGCCTCCAACCAGCAGACAAAGTGCAAGTATCTTGTACATGAATCACCTCTTTAATTATCTCTCTGCTCTTTCCTTGAACAATTTGCACCCGGTCCACATACTTTGTGACCGTTTGATCTGAAACCACAGCCTGTTTGATCCCTGTCTCAATAGAGTGGGCCTGCGAGTCGATTACAGCCTCCTGGCACGATGATATTCCTAAACGGTTACCAACGTATAGGCCGGATGAAAATAACGCAATGACGAGCGTTAGGGCGATTGATATTTTGGCTGCGATTGGAATTAGGAACGGCATTATGGTTTGAAGGTTCTTCTCGCTGAAGGTGGTTTCCGGGTACTTAAATGACACCATCCCAGGGTAGACTCTGGTGCCTCGCGATACAAATCAAACTTAGTTAATATCTCGTCGGTCAGGTAGTCATCTAATTTGTTTTGAGGGTCGTAGATATCCACAGCCAGGGCCTGTTTGTGGGCAGAGTTAGGGCTTCCAGTTTTGGATGACTGCAATCTGAATCCGCCATCGCCATCCTTGTTTCCGGAGATCAGGCACCCAGTCTTTGGGCTGACTCGCAATACGTTACCCTTGGTGACATAGTCTGCGAGTAACCGATTAACTTTGTACAGAAGGTCAAGACCATTGAGACTTATGGCCGGAGTTACTTCCGCAGTCTTGGTATTGAAGTAGTCTTTTAGGATTATCATTTGACCAGCTGTTGATTGGTATAGCATCTGAGTACCATGTTACCGGCACCGGATATGAATATTAATATTGAATATGCTATCGGAGGAAGATACACAGAGAAGGTAGCCGCAGCCAGTTCAATAAGTCCAAGCAAAAGAACTATAGATCCATTGAGCCATAGAGTCCTCGAATGTACAGCACGTTTCACTTGTCTTGCTTCTGGTCGAGCTTCTCGAAAATTCTGGCCAGCATCGCTTCCAATTTATCGAACCTGGCTTCCATGTCATGTTTAAGATCTTGCATATCCTGTTTTCGAACATAGTTACTAGGAAGGCAGATCTCGATATCCTTAACGTCAGACTTTAATCTCTCCACTGCATCCCAAAGTTGACGAGCGAACCAGCCTATTACAGCCAGTGCAGACCCCGCCAACAGATTG